CTAACCTGCTTGGCGGTGAGTGGCTGCAGACAAGCTTTAACGGCAACATGCGCAAAAACTACGCTGGCATCGGCTACACATACGACACGGCACGCGATGCGTTTATTGAGCCAAAGCCGTATCCGAGTTGGGTGCTTGACGAGGCGACCTGCAGGTGGGATGCGCCCGTGGCAATGCCAAGCGAAGGTTTGTGGATGTGGGATGAAGCGACAATGAGTTGGATAGAGATGCAATGACATTTGAGTTGGGCGTAGATGTGAGCAAATGGCAAACGCCTGAGAAGGTAGACTGGCGCAAGCTACGAGACGCGGCCGGTGTGCGTTACATGTTTGGCCGGTACGCGTACGGCAATCTAATAGACGCCACCTTTTGGAAGCACGGCTGGCGCGCGATGCAAGCTGGCGGTATCAGGACTGGCGCATATCAGTATTTAGTACCGACACAAGACGCTTTACAGCAAGCGACGCTGGCTTTATCTATCGCATCGCATTTGAGCATACCGTTTGTGGTGGATATTGAAGCGCGCGGCCTTACCGCTAAACACATTGACACATGGATGGAAGCGTTTGTGCGCGCCAACATGCCATTTATTATTTACACATCGCATAGCGCTTGGCGCGCGTGTTATGGTGTCGGGCCGCACAAATGGATGCACATACCGTTATGGATTGCCAACTATACGACAGCATCAAAGCCTATGTTGGCCGATGGATGGGATAAATATGCGTATTGGCAGTATAGTCAAAACGGCCGTTTACAAGGCTACGATGGCGCAATAGATTTGAACAGGCGGCTTGTAGACGCGTGATGGAAGACACCAACATAAATGCTAATGTGCAAGTCGCCGTACGGCTATCTTTACTAGAAGATAAAGTAGACCGTTTATTGCTCGTCATCAGCGAACAAGACCAGAGACAACGCCAAATGGAAGTTACGCTGGCGCGTATGAGCGTCTTGACCGGCTTCGTAAGCGCTGGCATCAGCGGCGCTATCGCTTTATTGTTCGCTATGTTTAGAAGCAAATAAAGCCGCCTTCTCCGCGCCAGCGCGCCACCGGCCACCGCGCCAGCCGCGCCAGCGCCACCGGCCGCGCCACCGGCCATTACTCACTATGGAGGTAAACAAACGGCCAAAGGGCAAAGCGCCACCGGCCGCGCTACCATTACGCCTGAAATTCCAGCCCGATTTGGTGCTTGACATTTTTACCAGCATGATGATAATTATGGCTATGGGTACGCGGTTTTATCAGATAAAGGAGACCAAGACAATGAGCGCAAGTAAAATGCAATTCAATATCGGAGACAAGGTTATTTACCGAGGCGGCTTTGGTAGCAGTAGGCCGGTGGCCACTACCATCGTAGATATCGGCGATAAAGATGGTGTTCCAGTATTTGATACCGCTTCAGGGTCATGGGGATATGCAGACCAATTCAAACTCGGTGGAGATGGCGGCCGAGAAAATAATTGCGACGACACCGCGTAAGCGGCCACCTTCAAAGGAGACCAACCTGATGAACGCAACCAAGCAAATCAAGATTGTAAAAACCAAGAACGCAAAGCACGGTTTCGGAGACCGCAGTTGCGCGGTTTATTATCCTGCTCAATACGCAGTGATTGTAAACGAAGAAACCGTCGCAACCATTACTTGCGATAGTCAAAAATATTTTGATGTGCCTTGTTGGACTTTGTATGTAGAAGCAAATGCGGTAGTGGCAGACCATCCAAAACGAGTGACATGGAGCAGCAAGAAGTTTTTGGTAGATTACGCAATGCGCCGCTGGAGCGCCGCCACCACCACCACCACCACCACCACCACCGCGTAAGCGGCCACCTTCAAAGGAGACCAAGACAATGAGCGCAACACTGAAGGCTACGAAGATAGAGTTTGAGACACGCTACTATTTCTTTGCACACGGTAAGGAGCCGCGCGGCCGCGGTACTTGGGCGTTTGAAGGCGCGGCCAATAGCGATGTAAAAGATGTAAGGCTATGGGCATGGGATTGCACATATGCTGAAGCGAAGAAGGCGGTGGCCGCCCAAATCAAAGCAGACGCGCGGTTTGCTGGCATGTATGTACGCATGCGCGTTTGTTCCTAACAATCAGATAAAGGAGACCAAGACGATGAAGGCAAACCGCAAAACAATATGGCTGACGGTCAAAGACTATGAGATAGAGCGCGAGCATGCGACACTTGCTGATGCAGTGTTTTGGGCGCAAGGTACACACTGTACAGATGACCGGCCGCGGCGCGAAGGTGAAGCGTACAAGATTGGGCGCACAACAATCGTCAAGCGCGATGTGTGGACGCGCTGGCAGACAACAAACTAACAATCAGATAAAAGAGACACAATCATGAAAAAGATGGGATTACAAACGGCCAACGCGCTCTATCGCGCAACAATAGCATCGGCCGCGGCTTACGCCGCGGCCAAAGAGTTTGATGAAGCGGCTAAAGAGTACTATGCAGAGGCTCTAAAGCTGGCGGCTGGCGCGCCACCGGCCGCGCCAGCGCACGACAACAGCAAGTTTGGCTCTAAAGGATGCTACGAGTGTGAAATGTGCGGCAAGAAAACGCGACAGACCGGCATGGATAACGAGAGCGTCAATTTATGCAAAGCTTGTTATCTAGATTGTCAAAACGAAAACGCGATTGCAGATGGCGACGACACCGCGTAAGCGGCCACCTTCAAAGGAGACCACAACAATGGATGCTACGAGGCAGGCTACGAAAGTGAACGGTACGAGGTACGAGTGTGCAATGTGCGGCAAGAAAGCACCGCGGCCGGTCAGCGCTAATTGCACAAACGCCAAACGCGTCAAATTATGCAGACATTGCTATCTACATTTTTATGTAGATAGCAAAAACGAAATCGCAATTGCAGATGGCGCCACCACCGCGTAAGCGGCCACCACCAACGGAGACCAAAGACCATGTTTGACCAAACGACCGACACGATAGAGTTCTTCAAAGTCATCAGTACCAAAGCCAAAAACAAAATCGTGCAGGCGGTGGCCGCTACACGACATATCACTGAAGAAGAGGCCTTGGAGCTTGTGACTGAACAAGACAGCATGCCTTTACCAGAGTATCTTACCGGCGACATGCGCGAGTATGTCGTTGGAATGCTCAAAGGCTGGCGGCGAGGGCCGCGCGCCGTGAGCGCGGTATCTAAACTGGTGTATAGAGCTGACATAGCGAAGATGACGCCAGATGCTATACGGCTATACAAGAAGAATTATCAACGCGGCTGGCGCGCCAGCGGTGGCGAGATGGGCGCTTTAGATAAAGCCGACATGCGCAATGAGAGCAACGCATGGTACGACGGCTATTATGATTACGCCAGCCGCCCAAAGTGGCATATGTTGTATTGCCAATGCCACGAAGATTGCCCATAACAACAACATCAAACCGGCCGCGCGCCACCTGACGCGCGGCCACCACCTTCAAAGGAGACCAAAGATTATGAAGACTGCAAAAAAGAAAATGCCAACGCTACGAATAGAAACGCGGTATTACAAAACCACAACTGTGAATGGAGAACTGCAATTTCAAATTCAAGAATACACGACTGCGAAAGTGACGCCTATGCACAAGCGCATCCGCGACTTTTATCCTGCAGAGACGCGCATCGGGCAGGTGGTGACTATTCTTGGATGTATGTCAATGTTCGTAATAGACAAGACCATCGCAAGCGACGATTGGGGATGGGCGCATGAGCAAGCGGTGAAACAATACCGCGTCAAACGAGCGCTGGCGGTGGCCGCGCGCCATCTTGCGCGCGCCACCACCAAAGGAGCCTAAAGATTATGAACGATAAAGAAGCCGCCACCAATCTAGAAGCCGCATGGAGCGCGCGTTGTGACTGTCGCAACAATCACAACTCTGCAAGCGGCCGGTGCAATACACGCGATGTGACTGACCATACCAGATTTCATGCAGACGGAGTTGCTATATGTGCTGGATGCCGCGCCTTCTGTTTAGGGGAAGGCTTTAGAGGATGGTATCTCGCGCCGCGCGCCGACAACAGCGTTGTAGACGATGAAGCGGTGCCAAAAAATTACATTGGCGCGATTGTGTCTCTAAAAGACCATCTAGCATACCGCGCCAAGCTTGGTCTATCGCCAGCCGCGCCAGCCGCGCCAGCCGCGCCAGCTACGCCAGCGCCACCGGCCGCGGTGGCCGCGCCACCGGCCACTATGGAGCTAAATAAAGCGCCAAAGGGCAAGCGCCAGCCGTAGCGCTACCGTTACGCCTATTATTCTTGTGGCATTTGGTGCTTGACATTTTTACCAGCATGATGATAATTATGGCTATGGGTACGAAGTTTTATCAGATAAAGGAGACCAAGACAATGAGCAAATTTCCAGATACGCGGTCCGTTGTTACGCTGGAAGCCAAGATAGATATGTTGGCCAGCGTCGTAGAGCTACCGCGCGAATTGCGCCGCGCCATCCAATGGTATCGCAACGGTGATTTACAAGCCGCGCTGGCCATGTTTGAAGATGAGAATTTTCACGACATAGCTGAGTTGCTTGCAGACAGGATGAAACAACAGAACGGCTGTTGGAATGTTTTTACCATCTAACCGGTTACAAATAAAGGAGACCACAATCATGAGTTCCATCACACTTACAGAAGCGACCGTCAAAGCCACCGCCTACGCCAGCCGGTTGAAGAAAGAGAGCAAGCGCGTTGTGTTTGAAGCATGGGCACAACAATGTTTGGGCCGCGTCCATTGCGCTGACATCAAAGAGCAAGTCAAGAGCTTGATGATATACGACTTGATGGTCAGCGTGTACGGCAAGCTGGTCACAGAGGCGGTCTTTTTGGGCCATGTACGAGATGCGCGCGTAAGCCGCGCCAGCCGCGCCAGCCGTGACTGTGCCAAGTGGATGTCACAACAAGAGAACACAACTCCTATCGGCTACGCTTACGGACGCGGAAGCCGCTTTGAGTAAGCGGTACGGCTAAAACACCAACCCAATCTACACCGCGTAAGCGGCCACCTTCAAAGGAGACCAATCTAATGACTAACATGAGCTACTGTGCATTTGAGAATACGGCAAACGATATGAAACAAGCGATGGAGAAGCTTGTGGATGTGTTGGATGGCCGCGAAGCTGGAATGAGCGAACATGAGCAGGCTGGCCTGCGTCGGATGGTGGATTTGGCGTTGCGTATGGCGGCCGCGGTAGCAGAAGCGGCGACTGAGAACACGCGGATGACAGCACATCAGTACGAGATGATGAGCGCGCTGGCGTTCAACTACACCGACAGCTACGCGCCTACCATCTTTGGAGAGACGATAAAGCATGCGGTGGCGCGCGGCGAACTGCTAGAGGCCGAGTATGAGGCAGAGCTGGAAGCCGCGCGGGACTTGGGCGCTTGAAGACTAAACACTCAGACATAAGGAGACTACGACAATGACAAACGCTATAGACATCGCGCTGGCGCCACCGGCTACCACCACCAAGCGCGCCAAGCGCGCCAGCCGCGCCAGCCGCGCCACCGGTCCTCGCTACCTTACCGTTCACCACATCATCGCCATTGGCCACCGCGCCAGCCGTATAGACCCGCACAGCGTCGGCAACATCGGCGACGCGACACCAGAGGAGACAGCCGCTCACTATGAACGGTACGGCCCAAACACCAACCCAATCTACACCGCGTAAGCGGCCACCTTCAAAGGAGACCAGACAATGACAACGACAAATAAAGCTACGATGTTCCATCAAGCGACAAAAGACAGTATGTCCTATGTGATGGATGAGATTGTGGTAAGCGTAGGGCCGTATCAGTACATAGACGATGACGCGGCCACCGGCGCATATGTGGCCACCGGCTTGCGCATCGCTACTGTCCACATGCAATTGGTGCTTGACGCCGCGGCCGTTGAAGAGTTACGGACAGCGCTTTACATGGCCATCACAAAGCAAGAAACACGCGTTGTGACGAGTACGATGCAAGCGCCGCATCGTGTGCATCTAGAGCCAAAGCTTATAGACACTTGTAATTTGGCGCCATCCATCCGGTATGCCAATCTCGCTGGCGTGGAGATAGAGCGATGACGCGCGCATCTGTGGCGCTTGCGCCGTTGTTTGAGCGGCTATGGTCAGACGCGTGTCACGCTGGCGCGGTGGCCGGTGGCCGCGCGGCCGTAGCGCCAATGATTGTTACACAGCGCGCCAGCGTTCTTGATGACAGCTCACCGATTGTGCAAGAGTATGTCGTAGCCGGTGGCGTGTGCGGCTTCGCTTGGCTTCAGTTCAAAGGCACAACACCGTTTGGCCGATGGGCCAAGGAGACTAAATTGGCCAGCGCCGCTTATGGAGGCGGCTTGCAGATAAGCTGTAGAGAGTTTGGCCAGTCTATGCAGCGTAAGGAGGCTTGGTGCTACGGCGTAGCCAAGTCATTGCAGTCATTTGGAGCGTATAGCTTTGGAGGCAAGCAATACGACTTTACAGATGTCTACTCGTGCAGTCGGATGGACTGAGCGCCAGCGAAGTATGTCGGCCGCGCGTCAGGTAGCGCGCGGCCACCACCACCAAAGGAGACCAAAGGCTATGTCTAACATGTACACGAAAAATTACAATGGAGCAGATTTGGGAGATGACTTCAAGCGCTTTTACAATAAAGTCAAGCGCGTGATTGTTGCAGAGCTACGCGATGCTAATTGCACAAACTTGCAGATGTCGCGGCAGTTTTACTACTTTACCGGTTTCTTCACAGCGGCTGATGGACAAGTGTATTACTTTAGCTGTTCTGATGTGAGATGGTTTGTGTTTACGCATTTGATGGTGCGCGCCGCTAAACACTACGGCGACTATGAAGGCTCTATAAATCATTATGTGCGCTTGCACTCTCTTGCACAATGGACGCTGGCGCGCGCCAGCCAAGTAGAGGCGTAAGACCATGAAGATAAAGGGTCAAGAATACAACGGACATCCTTCTAAAGGGCATTGGAATGTGGCTTTATGGATAAACAACGATGAGTGTACATATAGCGTGGCAATGACCGCGCTGAAGGAGCGCGGCCGCAAATCAGCGGCGCGGTGGCTCATCATGCACATGTTACCGGCGCGTACGCCAGATGGCTACCAATACACATATGCGCGCGTTTACGCCGCTCTAGACCAAGAATAAGGAGACCAGCATGTTTACGAAACAACACTACGAAGTGGTGGCAAGCGTCTTGCGCGATGTACGCGACATGGCGCGCCGCCAAGAAATAGCAACTGCGTTTGCGCGGCGCTTCGCCATAGACAATGAGCGCTTCAATAAAGAGCGCTTCTTGCGCGCCGCCAGCGCCAAAGATGCAGACACGACCGGCGCGGTGGCCGGTGGCGCGGCTGGCGCCACAGGAGGCCAAGATGCAAGCTGACGAGTATCTAGAAGACGACATTGACGCTATGTTTGAAGAGTGGCGCGCGCATGCGTTTATGCCGCCAGCGCCAGACCATCAGCGCGCATGGGAGTTCACTGTGAAGGCGCTGTACGACAACATCGGTCATGACTGGTACTTCCGTTTGACGATGCTTACCGTTATGAAGCATCTGTGGAAGAACATACGCGCCGTGGAGCTGGAGACTGAACGATTGTTGATGCACAATCGCAACGCGATGTATGCGACACAAATCCGGTTTATACAATCGTTGTTGCTGGCGGTGATAGAGCCAACTGATGAAGCGTCAGCAGTAGAGCTGGCGCGCGCCGATAGTTTGGCCGATGGATTGCCAGCGGCCGTACATGACATGTGTTTGAGAAAGGCCGAGGGCATGCTAAAGAGCTGGCCTCGGCCAGCCGTTTACCAAAATTTAGTCATAAAGGAGGCTACGACATGACACACTTTGCAGAGTTGAAGCTGGCGGTGGCCGCGGTGGCGCATGGAGAAGAAGTCTTGGATGTGGAAGCGCATCCGCTAAATCTTGTGCGGCTACGCGACATGGTGATTGGGATGCAACGCGAATTGCGCGTACACGCTGAGGCCATAGAACAAGCGCTTATAGAGTGCATAGACGCGCAAGGCGACATAGTTCTTTCAGATACAGAGCGGCTGTATGTCGGCTTTACCAAGACAACGCGGTCTATAGATGACCAGAGCATACTGATGGCGGTGCTAGACGCTGGCGGTGGCAATCTAGAGTTGCTTACCACCGGCGATGGCGGTGTGCTGGCGTCACAGCCGTGGAAGCATGGAGCGGTACGCAAGCTGATTGGCGATGAGCGCTTTGGCGGCCTCTTTACCGAGGAGACGCGCAAGGACATAAAGACTGGCAAGCCGGTGCGCTCTGTAAAGGTCTTTGACAGCCGGTTTGCGGCGTCATAGAGAAGCTTTTTTCAACAGGAGAAAAATATTATGGATGCAGTGATTACGCGGCGTCAGTATACAGCGGCCACCGCGGCGCAACTAGAAGCGTTGCGCGCGCGCACATTTGACAAGACATTTGAAGGGCATGGCCGCTTGGCGTTTGAGCGCGCCGCGCGGCTGGACAAGGACAAGCAATATGACTTGGCAGATGTAGTGCGCGTGTTGTGTGTCATTGGAGAGGACTTTTTGTGGATGGCTACAAACGATGAAACGCTCGCTGACAGTCCACATTTGTTTGAGACCGTGCAAGACAATATTTCGTTGCTACAGGAAGTGGTGTTGTCATGAGCAATCTAAATGCGGCAAAGCAAAACGAACAGTCCATAACGGTATGGTACTCCAACGCTGAGTTTGCACATATACAAGCGTATTGTAAAATCGGCGGCTTCAACAGAAGCGCCGTTATACGCAAGGCGCTGGCGCTGTACATGGCCACCAATCCGATGCGGCCGCCTATGCCTTCAAACTTACCGGTAGCGCTTGTAGATTTAGATTGGTCTGGACTAGACGATAAAGGAGACTAACATGACAACAGAATTAGACATAAACTTGTTGCGCCGTACTTTGGGCGCTGGCGCTTCAGCAGACGACTTTGAGATGTTTGTGCAACAATGCAGACGCACCGGTCTTGACCCTTTTGCGCGTCAGATTTGTATGGTACTGCGGCGCAACAAGAGCGCATCGGGAGATTGGCAAGTCAAGTCCACGATTATGATTACCATAGATGGCGCGCGTTTGATGGCCGCGCGCACCGGCTTGTACAACGGTAGCGACAACGATTGGTGTGGAGAAGATGGCGTTTGGCATGATGTGTGGCTGAAGAACACGCCACCGGCCGCGGCGCGCACATGTGTATATCGTGGTAGCGCCAAGTTTACCGGCATCGCGTTGTGGCGGGAGTATGGAGCCAACGCAAATGGGCCGCTATGGAAGAGCATGGGCGCACATCTTTTGGCCAAATGCAGCGAGATGCTGGCGTTACGCAAAGGCTTCCCTGCTGAGTTGGCTGGCCTTTACAGCGCTGACGAGATGGCGCAAGCGGACACCGGCTGGAGTGAAGGCGCGCCGGTGAGCGCGGCCACCGCCAGCGCCACCGCGGAGACACCTGCGCAAGCAGAAAAGCCTGCAGAAGCCGCGCCGCCACAGCAATTACCGGCTTCTGGCGTAAGCGCCAGCGCGCCACCGGCCGCGGTGGCCGCGCTCCGTGGTAAGGTTACGCCACCGCGCCAGCCGTTCATCGGGCCGTATAACATCATAAACGGCGATGGTACGGAAGAAGCGGTGTTAGACATAGACGGTTTATGCAGATGGGGTATCGTAACCTTCCCGTCAGCGTTTACAGAAGCTGAAGATGTCAAAGCCGCGTTGCGCGGTAAAGGCATAAAGGCTTGGAAGAGCGATACGGATGCGCTGGCGTTACAGCGCATGTTAGCTCATGTGGTGCTGACGCGTAGCACATAACATCGGTTACACTTTATCGGGCGCGCCAGCCGTGATGGCGCTGGCGCGCCTTCAGAAACAACATTGCCGCGGCGTCTCGCGGCAATCACATAGCTTTGAGCGGATGGCTACCGTACCGGCCGATAAGACGCTATCTACGCCAGCGCGGCGCTATGTTAGATGAGCGCCAGTCTGGCCAGCGTTGTATGTGTAGAGCAAATCCTGATGCTAAATCCTGTCAGGAACATGAGGGGGTAGGGGGAGTATGCGTTTGTTTTACACTACGCTTCTAAAATAGGATTTATATATATATGTGTTCATAAAAGGAGTTCACAAGTATGGAGACCAATAAGATAGATTACCAAGGATGGATGGCTCATGACCGCGGTGTAGATGAGGTCGCGGTAAGCGGCTGGCGCAAGCGTTCAGAGCGCGTATTGAAGGTGGAGATAAAAGAACAACTAGCAAACGCCTGTGGCTATGGACTGTTACTTGTTCAGCATTGGGGGAAGAATAGAATGCGGCCTGAGGCGGTGGAGTTTTACGAAGCTTGCATTTTATGCTACGATAATGAGATGTACGGACATTTTCTTTCTGGTAGTGTGCTGGAAGAATGGTTTAGCAAGGACTGGCGCGGCGTCAAAGGCCAGCGGCCTTTACCAATGCAGCTCTTTGAGCGCGCGCTGATGGTCAAGCAAAGACTGATAGACGAGCAGGAAGCTGAGCGCCACCGCGCGCCGGTGGCCTTGCGCATATCTCTGCTGGATGGCGGCGCGCTCAGATAACAATCAGCCGGTCATCGTCGCAACATTGCGACAATGCGGCGCGTCTGTATGTCATTTACATGCTGTCGGCCGCGGTGTGCCTGACTTGCTTGTCGGCTACCGCGGCCACAATATGCTTGTAGAAGTCAAGACAGCCACCGGCCATCTAAACGCTTTACAAGAAACATGGCACACAAGCTGGCGCGGACAAGTCGCGGTCATCTACACGACAGAGGACGCGGTGGCGCTTCTGCAATCCGTCACAGCTTACGGCGCGCCACCTTTTATACATGTGGCCGCTTCACGCGGCCGCGAGAGCGCGACACAACACGCAACGCGCTTTAGATCTAAATACAAAACAAAGGTAACATGAAAACTAAAACAAAGTTCATCACAATCGCAAGCGCGATGCTCAAAGAACACAGAAGACATTACGCGGCGCTGGCGCTGGCCTGTGCAATCGCGTTCAGCGCAAGCGCCGGTAGCACAATGGCTTTATCACAAGGCGCCAGCGCGCCTTCACATACCATCGTTACGGCCGCCAGCACAAAGCCGCTTCCATCGGCAACATCTACAACAGCGCCACCGCCGACACGCACACAACGGCCAACGCCGACGATGACACCGTTTATCGGTTTGCTTGATGTAGAGCCAGCGCGCTTTACCGCGCGCTTGTCTTACTATTGGCCACCTTTAGGAGGGACAAATTGTCATCACGCAAACTGGCGCAACGGTCTATGTATGACGCTTCTACTTGGCCAGCCGTGGAGTGATTGGGCCGGTGCTGGCGCGGCTTGTCCACCAAGCATTCCTTTGAAGGCGCGCGTGTACATAGAGCGTTTGAAGCGCTCGTACTATTGTGTAGATAGAGGCGGCGCGATAGACGACATGCCAGATGGAACAAAGTTTATAGACTTGTTACAAGACCGGCCGCCTACCTTCCCTGATTGGGACATTGGCATCATTGTAGACATGTATTGTCCGCGCGGATGCTACACATCAGAGGCGTATGTTGAATGACCGGCGCTTGGCGATAGAGACGCCAGCTTGGCGCGCTCAAACAGACCAAGAAGATTACGCGTACGCCATCTTTATGCGACATTGGCCTGAGCTGACGGTTCAGCGCACAGATAAAACGAGACCGCTACCGTTTGACGCTTATGTGCTAAAGCAAGGCCAGCGCATTGCGCTTGTAGAAGCAAAGTGCAGAGAGTTCACCTTCCAGACATTTACAAAGCAATACAAAAGCCAATGGCTGCTGAGCGAGAGCAAGCTGACCGTGCTGGCGCAATGCGCTTTACAACACAAGCTTCCAGCATATGGATTTCTATACTTTATAAACTGCAAGATTTTATTGTATACGGTGCTGGCAAGCCGCGCTGGCGCGATTGTTGAAAGAGAGGCCAAAATTGTAACAAGCCAACAGAAATACTTGCAGAATACCGACACGCGGCCGTGTGCGCTGGTGTCTATGAGCGGCGCGCCAATTCTGCAATGGTACGGAAGTCCCGCTTGGTAAGCCGGTACGCGCTGGCGGCCGCGCCACCGCGGCCACCGGCCACCGCGCCAGCCGCTTGTGCTATACTTATTCTGTAGTCGGACTGGTCTCCTGCTATGGCTCATAGGCCGCGCGCCCATACGCGGCCTTTGAGTTGCTTGCAGACATAAACAAGGAGAAGACATGAAGATGAAACAGTTGTTGGCCAGCAGAAAGTTTTGGTCTATGGTGATTGCTGTAGCCGGTATTCTGACGGCATGGTACAACGCGCAAATCATCGCCACAGACGCGATAAACGCTCTTGTCGCTACGATGGCCGCGTACAGCATTGCCACCGGTATAGACGACAATGGCTCTAACGCATAGCATCAGTTGGGAGAGCAAGCGCGTTTGCATTGCAGACCTGAAGCCTTGGTCTGACAATCCGCGTTACTCCACAAAAGCGCAAGCAAAGCGCTTGTTAGATTCTTGGGCCGACCTCGGACAATTCCAAACAATCGCCATCGGGCCTGATTTTGAAGTCTACGATGGCCACCAAAGACTGAGCGCTCTATTGACGATGCACGATGGCGCGTTTGAAGTAGATGTGCGCCAGTCGCATCGCGCGCTCACAAACACTGAGCGTAAGCGCTTGTCTATTGTTGCTCATACCGGCTCTGTAGGCGCTTGGGATTGGGAGAAGCTTGTGGCTTGGGATAGTACAGAGTTGGGCGCATGGGGAATGGACAGCGAAGCGCTTGTGCAATGGAACACAGACGCTACCGTGTTACAACAAATCGTGCGACAACAGGTGGCCTCTGGTAACGGTTTAGAAGGCATAGAGATAAACGAACAGTTGGGATTTGCGCCTGATGTTGCGGCTGATACAGAGCATAGGATTGCTTTAGAAGCACAAGCTCCTGGATTGTATGCGCGCACAATCGTTCTTATCTATCCCGCATATATGTACGGCGCTATCGTGTCAGCGCTGGAAGCCGGTTGTCGTGATGGCAAACACGACACATATAGCGATTTTGCCGGTACGATGTTGTTAGGAGACGAGTATGCAAGAGCTAAGAGTAAAGTCCCAACAGATTGACCCGACAGCGTACCGCCAGCGTTATGCGTCTGAAGGTGACGCGCCTAAGCAAATAAATTATCCGTGTCGCATCTACATAGATGACAATGTGCTTCCAAGCGCTGTCTACTGTGAGTTAGACCACAAACTGCCAGCGCTTGTAGAAGCTTGTAAATCTCTAAACTACGGCGTCACACATCGCACACGCGGCATGCGCACGCGTTCTACAACATTTGGTTATATGCCGCGCAGTCCAACATATCAGCAAGACTCATGTCGCGTTGTTCAGATGGCGCATGACTATCCACAACAACACGCCGTTCTATGCGAGAGCGCCAAACTGTTGTCGGCCTTATATGAGCGTCACAATCCAGAAGTGTTTGTAGAGCATGTGGCGCAAACGAAGATTGTTGTAGACAACTACAAAATGGGAGACACGCCGTTCACAAGCGGTATCGTAAATAAAGACAATCAGTTGCCATACCACAACGACACGGGCAATTTCGCCGGTGTCTGGTCTAACATGTTTACCTTCAAAGGAGACATCATCGGCGGCAATCTGACCTGTCCGCAATTGGGAGTGACCTTTATGCTACGAGACCATTCCGTGTTGATGTTTGACGGACAATCCATCATGCACGGTGTCACGCCATTTATCAAGATAGCACCAGAAGCATACCGATATACCGTTGTTTACTACAGTTTACAACGCATGTGGAAGTGCCTACCGCCAGCCGAGGAGATAAAGCGCGCAGATAAAAGCGTAAGAGAGCTTACGATGTTGCGTGTAGAGCCTGACGCGGATGGTGGAGGCAAACTGCGCGCCAAAAGCACACGCGAAGCTCTGCAGGCGGTGGCCGCGCGCGCGCGCCAGCCTCGCAAGAGCAAGAGCAAGAGCGATGCACTATAAAATCGCGGTCGTCTCGCACCGGCGGCCGCACATATTGGCGCGCCTGACATACAAGATGTTGAAAGAATCAACAGTGGCGATGGAAGATGTCACATTGTTTCTGTCAGACGAGCAAGACGCGCGCGAATACGCCATCGTACCGTTGCCGCAAGTGATTACCGCCAGCGCCAATGTGCGCGATAAATTCAATTTCGTGCATAGCTTTTATCCTAAAGGTACGCGTGTGCTGGTGCTGGAAGATGACATAACACTGATAGACAAAAGCAACGCGGTCGTGCGCGACATAAACGCAATGGCAGAGATTGGATTTGCCAGCATTGGAGAGTACGGCATTTGGGGTATCGCGCCGCATGCCAACACCTTCTACTTTAGCGGCAAAGTAACGCACACACTAAAGTTGGTGGTGGCGCATTGCTTTGGATATGTGGCCACAAACGATCCAGCGCTGGCGGTCACACAACTGAGTAAAACGGATTACGAGCGCACACTCTTATACTTTCAAAGATACGGCTGTGTAACGCGGCTGGACATGTACGGCGTCAAGACCAAAAGTTACACACAAGAAGGCGGCATGCAATCGGATTACACTTTAGAAGCGCGACATATCGTAGAGCAAACGGCATGCGACTATTTAGTAAAGCGCTTTGACGGACTTGTGGCGGCCAACAAGACTAAACAATCGTTGCATCCGGAGCTGCGGCTGGCGCGTGTGAGCTAAAGGCGCGGCCGGTGGCGCTGGCGCGGCCGGTGACCGAGTATTTGATAAATCATCGCAATTTATCAAGATTTATCAAGTATCAGTAAATACGCGCGGCCACCGGTAAATACGCGCAATTTATCAGAATTTATCAGGTATCAGTAAATACGCGCGCCGCGGTGGCCGGTGGCCGAGTATTTGATAAATCATCGCAATTTATCAAGATTTATCAGGTATTTGGTAAATACTCGCACCGCGCCACCGGCCTCCGAGTATTTGGTAAATACTCGGAATTTATCAGAATTTATCAGGTATTTGGTAAATACTCGGCCGGTGGCCTAAATGTTCAAAATTTATCAGGTATTCAGTAAATCATCAAGATTTATCAGGTATTTGGTAAATACTTGCGCTGGCGCGGCTGGCCTCCGAGTATTTGGTAAATACTCGTAATTTATCAAGATTTATCAGGTATTTAGTAAATACGCGGCCGGTGGTGGTGGCCTCCGAGTATTTGGTAAATACTCGCGCTGGCGCCACCGGCCTCCGAGTATTTGGTAAATACTCGCGCTGGCGCGGCCGGTGGCCGAGTAGTTGATAAATACGCGACCGGTGGTGGTGGCCGGTGGCGCGGCTGGCACGGCCGGTGTGCGCTGGTGTGCGCCGGTGGCGCGGCTGGCGGCATAGCTGACCGTGCTGACCGTGCGCTGGCCTACGGCCGCTGGCGCGCGGCTGGCATCACTACTGTGCGGCTGGCGGCATAGCTGACCGTGCGGCTGGCATCACTACTGTGCGGCTGGCGCGCCACCGCGGCCGTAAAGCCGACAAGCTGGCCAAAGCTACGCGTATAGAGAGGCCAGCGCTTCTACACGGTCTAAATACATCGCTTTATATTTACACACGCGCAAACCCTCTGAAGCGGCCAACAGCCACACAATAGAGCCAAACTCCTCTGCTATCGTATGGGCAGAACGCATGTCGTCTTCGTAGACCGCGTAACTCCAAGCCGCCTTGCCAGCGTCTGTTAGATAACTGCCAAAGACCTGCTTGTGGTTTGGGTCAATCAAATAAACATTGTCGCAATCATAACAAGTGATGCAGTTGGTCGTGGATAAATCGCCGTGAAAGAAAGTGGCCGCATGCTCGGCCTCCGACAACTGTTCTTTGATGGCATGCGCCGGTAAATTGCTTATGTATGTCTCGTATGACGCGTTGTTGTGGCTGTTTAGAGCTTCAAAGCGCCTGATGACTGCGATGATGGCGTTTACTTTTGGAGTACGGCCGTACACGCGCTCTAGCAGGATAAAGTCGTCACATACGCCCAAAACGCGCGGTGTGTAGAAGTCTTTGGCGCGCGCCAGCTCGTACCAATGCGCTTCTGACCGGCCGGTGGCGCAATGCTTGTAAACGACCGTGTCAAACAGATACAAGTCGTTGCCGGTGAAGGCGCTATGTAAATAACTCACGAGGCTTCAGACGCGGTGGCCGCTTTGTATTCCTCTGGTGTGCCTAAATGGATTGTACGCATCGTAATCGTTTGATGGTCACGCATACCACCGGCTATGTCGTCTACCTTCATATATCGCAATAAAGCGTCTATGGAACGCACATAGTATAAACCGGCATTGCGGCCTTTGTAAACGAATAAAGCGTCCTTATCCGTGCAAGCAAAACGAAACGATGGCACATAGATGTCCGCGTCTACGATGAGAACGCTACGCATGCCGGTAAGGTAACGGAGTGTGTCCTTGCGACAGCGTGTCGGCGCGATGCGTATAGACTGTGGTACATTCAACGCGTGGTGGCTCAGTACGATGGCGTCAGGGAAGCGCTCTAACAGGTGTGCAAGGATGGTTTTACCGCGAAAAGGAAGCAAACACTTGGCTATGTTGGCCACCGGCCGCATGCGCTCTCCATCTCCATTGGCCGTTATGACTGTAAAATATTCCATCACATCATCAGTTATGGGATTATAGGACACCGATGGCGCGGCCGCTAAAGCTCAAAAGCACTGAAGTAGTAGATGCGCTCAAACGCGCGCGCGGCTTGCGTACCATCGCGGCTGACTTGCTGGCGATAAATGTCAAGACAATAGATGCGTACATACAGCGTTTGCCTGATGCAATGGAGATTGTAGAACATTGGCGTAAAGCGCGCAAGGACTTGGCAGAGTTCAAACTAGACGAGGCCATCATGCGCGGAGAGAGTTGGGCGATTGTGTTCACACTAAAGAACGCGCGCGACAGAGAGTATAACGATAGAGTAGAGATAAACGCGCGCATCGGTGATCTAGAGCCATACGAGTACGGTCGTGCAGCTTCCTCGCTTGCGCCGTGACCAGCATGCCATCGCTGTCCATCCAGCACATATCAAAGTGGTGGCAATGGGTCGGCGTTGGGGCAAGACCATAATGGCCGGATGTTTAGCTGTTGGAGAGGCGTACTACGGCGCGCAAGTAGCATGGGTCGTGCCGACATATCGCAACGCGCGGCCGCTTTGGCGCTTTGTAGAGCAACATGTGGCGCAAGCGGCCACTATCCATCGCTCAGAGATGGCCGTGAAGTTTGGCGGTGGCCGCCTTGGTATCTACACAGCAGACCACGACATCGCTTTACGCGGAGAAGCGTTTGACCTTGTGATAGTAGACGAGGCCGCGCGCATCCGCGAAGAAACATGGACAGATGTTATTATGCCTACGCTTGCTGACCGCGATGGCCGCGCCATCCTTGTATCTACACCGCGCGGTCACAATTGGTTTTGGAGGGAGTATCTACGCGGTTCTCTAGACAACGACAGACAACAAAGCTGGCGCGCGCCGAGTGTAGAGAATCCATCTAAAGCCATACAAGGCGCGGCAACGCGCGCAAAAGAGCTGGTCAGCGAGCGTACATACCGGCAAGAATGGCTTGCAGAGTTTGTAGAGGATGGTGGTGGCGTCTTTAGAGGAGTGCGTAAATGCGTGAAGGAACATGCTGTGACGCCGGTGGCCGGTCTGACATATGTCATCGGCGTGGATTGGGGCCGTACTAACGATGCGACCGTATTTACAATCATCGCTACAGAGACGATGCAGGTAGTCCACATCGCTAAACTGCTGGATGTAGACTACGCGCGACAAGTAGCACAACTGACGCATCTTGCTACGATATGGAATCCGTATGCTATAATTGCGGAGACCAATAGCATGGGCGGTCCGTTGGTAGAGAGCCTTCAAAGAGCCGGTTTACCGGTAGAAGGGTTTGCGACAACAGCGCAAACGAAGCTGCCTTTGATTGACGCTTTGGCGCTGGCCATAGAAAGGCAAGACATCGGTCTGACTAACAACATTGAGTTGTTAGCAGAATTAGAGGCATACGAAAGTGAGAGATTGCCATCGGGCGTTGTGCGCTTCAGTGCGCCACAAGGAATGCATGATGACCATGTCATTTCTTTGGCTTTAGCATACAGAGCGGCGCGCCGCGCTGGTCCTCTCGTTTTATTTGAGGCATAACTTTATGCGGCCACCTTCTCTCCACAATCTATTTACAACACACAACACTAAAACAGTTATCAGCATACCCGCATGGGCGCAACAAATGGCCGATGGAGATTCTATCGGCGGTAATCCGCAAAGCGCATACACGCGCGCGCCACAACTCTATCGCGCCGTTCAAATGCGCGCAAACTCTTTATCAGCCGTTCCATTTGCCATACACGACACGCGCGGCAACATCGCCGAGTGGCCGTTCCCGCAACATCTATCGCGCTTGCTTTACGAGCTGGAAGCGTCTATGTGCATAAGCGGCGCTGGCTTTGCACTGAAGTTAGAACCGGCCACCGGTGGTAGCCGCGTTGTCGGTCTGCAAGTGTTGGCGCCTGACACTGTGCGCGTCAAGATGCTAAATAATCATCTGTCCTTTGAGCAACAACTGCGCGGCCGCATCTATGGGCCTTGGGATAGCAAGCGCATGCTTTACATCCGTGAGTTTAGCTTTACAGACGAGATAGGACATGGCCTTGCGCCAGCGCGCGTTGCTTTATCTGCATCAAATCTGCGCATCAGCATGCAAGAGTTCGCCACCGGCTTCTTTGCCAGCGGCGCACAGCCTTTGACGCTCTTGACGATGAGCGGCAATCCACCGCCGATGGAAGTAGAACGCACAGAGCGCTTCTTCAAACGCAAGATGACGGGCATCGTAAACGCATGGCGCGTTCTTGCGCTCAAAACTGATGTCACAGTCCAGCCGATTACGCCGCACATAAACACAATGGCAATGCCAGAGTTACAAGAGACAACAACACGCGAGATAGCGGCCGCCTTTGGCATACCGTTGTCCTTGCTGACGAGCGACAGCGCCAACTACGCGACAGCGCAGTCAGACACGCGCCTTTATTACGAGAACACAATAAAGCCGCGCTTGACGCTATACGAAGACGCCATCAACCGACAGTTGTTAGACGACCTGAATTTAGCATTGCACTTTACGCCAGAGATGTTACCGGTCTATCAAGAAGATGAGGCCGAGCGTAGTGGCTCACTTCTAAATCTTGTAAACGCTGGCATGCCGCTTGCAGACGCGATGTCTACTTTGGGCTATGTCATGCAAGATGTGGCCGGTCTCTCTACGGCTGATGGCGCTGAAGGTGGTGGCGCGGCTGGCGCGGTGGCGCCAGCTTCTGACGGAGACGCGATTGGCACGGTAACACGCATCGGAGGCATTGACGCTGAGCGCGCTGTAACAATGTGCAATCTAGTGTCCACCGGTGAGGCAGACCCGATTGTCGTACGCATCGCTTTGACAAGCATGGGATTTACAGAGCAACAAGCGGCCGCGATGGTAGATGCGGCCGCGCGCTTCGCTGTACGCGTAGCGGAGGCGCCGCCGAGTAAAGCGCTGGCGCTGTCTGCATATCAAGAGACCGCGCATGTGGACAACATGCAACAAGAGGTAAAAGCATGGGCGAAGGTGGCGTCACGAGACCGCGCGCGCGCCGGTCACTTTATTTGCGAACATATCGTTCCAGAGCTGGAAGATTGGTGCAAGCTGAAGCTGTCTAACAAGGATTTAGACGCGACAGCCATCTTTGAGCATCTGTTTGTAAAGGAGTTGCGTTACCGCACACAAGCCGAGAAGGCGGTGGCCGGTAAGATAACAAGCGTGTTCAAGAAGTATGCCGCGCCTTTAGAGAAGGCGGCGCTCACCGGTAAAGTGCCAATACAGACACTAGACGCGATGGCCGCTGAGCTGGCCACCAAGCTGACGCCGGTGATAAAGAATGTTTTTGTGACACAACTGCGCGCTGACGCTTCCAGCTTTGGAGAGCCGGTAACGCCATCCACATATACGACAACAGCGCAAGATTGGGCCAACAATCACACAATAGAGTTAAGTCAGCGTGTGACAGCGACAACGAGCAAAGACTTGCATAAAGCGATAGAAGAGATGGTCAGAAGTCCCAACATGCCAATCGGGCAGATAAACCGCGCTGTACGCGCGCGCTTGTACAAGACCTTTAGTCCGTACCGCGTAGCGATGATTACAACGACTGAAGTCACGCGCGCCAAAGCTGGCGCCACCAATCAGTACACAACAATCTTAGAAGACGCTGGCCTCAAAGTAAACACGCGATGGGTCACACGCATAGACGAGCGCGTCTGTTACATTTGCGGGCCTTTAGACGACACGATGGCCGATGTGTGGCAAACGCAACATAGCGATGGGCCGCCAGCGCATCCCAATTGTCGTTGTCGCATCTATGTAGAGAAGAAGAGATGAGCAGCTTCAAACTAGAGGCAAAAGGTTTAGACCAGCTTGCGCAAGCGATGACGACCATTCCAACGCGTGAGTTTTTGAAGCGTATAACGGCCACCGCCGGTTTGACGGCTAAAGGACGCCTTGCTTTTAGACCGCCAGAGATGGCCGCAACTCCTGGAACAAAAGGAGAGTCCAGCAACGGTAATGTGCCAGCGTCTGGTAAAGCGTTTTGGAGGCGCGGAGATGGCGGCTACTATGTTCCAAAAGGTAGTGGCAAGGGCAAGAAGAAGCTTCTATTGGCCGCTATCAAACGCGCTGACAGCGAAAACCTTTACGAGAGTTGGGAGATTACAAAGAGCAACGCTGGCATGATTGTGGATGTGCAGAGCAACGCGTCTTATGCTGGCTATGTGCAAGGCGGCAAGAGAGATAAACCGGTTCAAAGCGATGTTATGAAGCGCCGCGGATGGGACACAACCGATGAGGCCGCCAAGTTCGTAGAGAGTGAAATAGGCGCAATCATAGAGAAGACCATCAAAGGCTTCTTTCAAGAATGGCTAGCGCGCTACGGTATAACGGCGCGCTGATGCAAACGCCAGCGCCAGCGCTTGTCGCAGAAGGCGCGGCCACCGCGGCCGGTGGCGCGGCCGGTGGCGCGCGGCCGCTTACCGGAGAAAACGGCTGGAATCACGGAGCGGAGCTGGCGCAAGGTAGGGCCTACGCGACACCAGACGCGATCCTAAGGCCTACGCCACCGCTACCGGACGCGCCGGTGCCTTTTGCGGCTGGCGCGCCGTTAGAAGACGCGCCTGATGAGGACGCGCCAGCGGAGGCCTTTACAGCCTGTCCACCGGCCACTACGGACATCGCGTTCAATCTCGTACAGCGTCAGGTGGCGATAGATGTGGCGCGCTATGGACCTTTAGACCCGACACAAGACAACAATCTCTATTGGGAAGAAGCCGCTACCGCTTGGCGCATGGATGTAGAAGCGGTCAAACAAGCGCGTTGTGTCAATTGCGCCGCCTTCAACATCACAACAAGCATGATGGATTGCATTGTAGATGGATTTGGAGGCGCTGAAGCGCGCAATGTCGCGCGTGTCGGCGGCATGGGATTTTGCGAACTGTTTGACTTTACATGCAACGGCGCGCGCCGCTGTGATGCGTGGATAGCTGGCGGCCCGATAACTGATGGCCTTCAACAATCGTTGTTAGATGACGCTTCAGCAGAAGAAGATTTACAAGGCGATGAAGGCAAGGCGGCCACCGCCGACATCGTTGTTCCAGCATGGATGCGCTCAAACGCCAAACAAGGCTTGGAATGGCATGCTGAAGGCAAGAGCGGAGATGGCGTCACGGACAAGACATTGCGTGAAGCGCGCGCGATGGCGGCCGGTAGCGTATCTGCAAATAAAGCGATGCGTATGGCGGCTTGGTTTGCGCGACACATGAGCGATTTAGACGCGCCTGACGCGCAAGTAGGCGCCAAAAATTATCCGTCTGCTGGCGTTGTCGCACATGCGCTTTGGGGAGGAGGTACGCGCACTGAAAGCAAACGCGCCGCGCGATGGGCCGCAAATAAACGCGATATGACGACATCCTGACTAAAACAATGGTATGCTAACAAGAGGTACGAGACATGGATAACTACATAAACGACAAGATAGACTTGATGCTAAATGGAAGCGCTGTCAAAGCGCTCGGCGATGGCCGCGTAGGCGGCTACCTTGTGCGCTATACAGACGCTGACGCGCCAGATTTACAAGGTGACTTCTTTACTCCAGAGACAGAGCTTGGCTTCTATGAAGCTTTGCCTGTGTTGTACCACCACGGACAAGACAAGACTGTCGGGCGGCGCGTCATTGGCCGCGGTGTCGTAAAGCGCGATGACATTGGACTTTGGGTAGAAGCGCAACTTGCGATGCGTGACGAGTACGAGAAGTATATTTACAGTTTGGCAGAGAAGGGTAAACTCGGATGGTCAAGCGGCGCTGTGTCTCACATGGTAGAGCGCGAACAAAAGGCCGTTGGTGTACAATGGATAAAGACATGGTGGGTAGCAGAGGCCAGTCTCACACCAACGCCAGCCGAGCCGCGCAATGACGCGGCAACAATAAAGAGCGATGCGCAAGAGCCTTTGGGCGTTCTGATGGAACAGCCGGTTCAAACTGCATCGGATGACCTGATAGAAACACATACACAACTAGGAGAATACAAAATGAGTGATACAGATGTTAGCGAACTGAAGGCGCAAATAGCAGCGCTCACAACGCTGGTAAATGAGCCGCGTGTAGAGGCCGCCAAGATGGCGCCGGTGGTGCGTAGTGTCGGCGGTGATCATGATGGCGGTGGCGCCTTCAAGCATTGGCTCCGTACCGGTCAGATGAACGCATACACCAAAGGCAACGAGCAAGACTGGAGTTCTACAAAGACCAACGCGCTCAATGAGACGACCGCTGGCGAAGGTGGCATCCTTGTTCCAGAAGGTTTGTACACAACGATTATCGCAAAGCGTGATGAGATGAGCATCATCCGCTCACATGGCGCGCTTGTCATCCAGACCAATCTAGACAGTGTGCAAGTCCCTGTTGAGAACGCGCGCATGACAACGGCCATCGTTGCAGAGAGTGGCTCGTATGTGGCCGCTGAGCCTACCTTTACGAGCAATAGCGTAAGGGTCTACAAGTTTGGCAATCAGTTGCGCTTGACTGAAGAACTGATTGCAGACGAGCAGACAAACATCATGGGCTTCTTGGCGGCTGGCCTCGGACGCGCCTTTGGCCTGATGGAGAATCAGTATTGCATTGCAGGCACAGGAAGCAGTGAGCCAAAGGGTTTGCTGACCGGTGGTACGGCCGCTGTAACAGCCGCCAGCACAACGGCCATTACCGCGGCTGAGCTTGTGTCGCTTTATCATGCTATGCCAGAGCCATACACGACTGTACCGAGCGAAGTGATTTTTATCACACGCAACGCGACACTCGGAGCGCTACGCGCGCTGGCGTCTTCTAGCGTCTTTACCTTCAATGTTCAGCCGCAAGGTGATCAAAGCGCGAAGCTGCTGTACGGACATGAGGTCGCGGTCAGCGGATACATGGAAGCGGCCACCACCGGTAAGAAGTCATTGCTTGTGACTAATCTGGCGGCTGGCTATGTGATGGTAGAGCGCGCTGGCATGGTGATGCAGCGCAATCCGTATCTGTTGCAGGCCACCGGCCAAGTCGCGCTGTTTAGCACGATGCGGTTTGGCGGCACGACAACTGTCGCAGAAGCAACGCAAATCCTTACACAGGCGTAAACAATGGTAGTCTTGTTTAGCATCGCTTGTTGCGGTGTGACGGAAGACGACAAGATTTGGGCCGGTGTGGATGGCGAGACGCTGGATGTAGAGAAGGCGCTTGGTGAAGAACTTATCCGTTGTGGATATGCGACGCTTGCTGTAAGCAAGGCGCCGCCCAAAGCCTCTAAAGCAAAAGAATAGCGTTTAGGATGGCCTACGCTACGACAGCGCTTGTCAAGACATATCTCGGCGTTACGAGCGTTGCCGATGATGCTTTGATTGGCACTTTGATTGTGCGCGCGCAAGCTATGATAGACAAGCATAGCGCGCGCACATTTGAAGCCGCCAGCGATGCAACGCGTTACTTTGACTCCGTGATGGATGTAGACGCGCCTATAAATAGACGCGGCTACCTTGTGCGCAACTCTTATGGCACGACTTTATACTTCACTGAAGGTCTAGAGCTGGCGCAAGCGCCAACGACTGTGACCAACGGAGATAGCGTTGTGCTTGTGTTGAACACGGATTTCGTTACAGAGCCAGCAAACATAGCGCCGTTTTATGGACTGGCAATGATGACTTCATCGTCTTATGTGTGGACACAGGCCGGTAGCGGCGCCTCACAAAGAGCCATCTCCGTGCTTGGAAGATGGGCGTATAGCATCACAGCGCCTGATGATGTGGTGGCGGCAACAATCCGACTTGTGGCGTTTATGTACCGACAACGCGAGAGCAGTGTGGACTTTGACCGCGCTGTAAGCGTTGGAGATGGGATGGTGTTGCATCCAGGACGCATTCCAACTGACATAGCAACAATCCTTGCGCCGTATAAACGCTTTACATAATGAGCAACATACGAGCCATCACAAGCGCTTTGGCCGCGCTGATAGTGACTTACACAAACGAGGCGCTGGTGTCTGTCACTCCAACGGCGTATGACATAAACGCGGTGCCGCCAAGCGTACCGGCCGCCAATCTACCGGTGCGTTTGCTAGGCACAACGCGCGGTGGAAGCGGCGCCACCTTCAGTCCGTTTACGGCTGGCGTCAGCGATGGCAGAGTAGAACATGACATAAGTGAACTATGTCTACTAGAAGCGGTGGGACTGAGCCGCGTACAAGACGAGTGGTGTGATACGATGCGATACATGGATGCGTTGTTAGATAAACTCCAAGCGAGTCGGTCTATCTACACGCGTTGTGAAATCACAAGCGTAAACGCACAGCGGGGAGTTTATGAGTGGCCTTCACAGAGCAATGAGTTCTTTTATGGCTGTCAAACTTCAATTACCATTTTAGAATACCAATAGAGGAACAACAACATGGCAATTTATACAGGCAAGAGTTTGGTGGTGAAGCACGGAGCTAACACATTGACGCATGTGCGTACCGCCAGCGTTACGCCATCCATTGACACAGTTGAAATTACTGCGGCCGCTGACACGGCTAAAAGCTTTGTCACGACAACTGTCGGTTTTGAAGCTACTGTAGAGCTGTTGGAAGACGACACGACTTCATTGACCGACAGCGAGTTGGTGGTAGGGACATCAGCCGTTTTGAAAATCCAACCGGAAGGAACCGGTGTCGGACTGATTGAATACACCGGTACTGCTCTCGTCACGAGTTATGAACATAGCTCTCCGTACGATGGAGTGGTGGCCATCAGCGTGTCATTTCTTGGAACGACAGCATTGTCTTCCACAGTGCAGTAGTAAAAGAGTGCAAGTATTAGACAATAAGAACGGAGTAGATGTGACGTTTGTTATGCTCCAACAGCGTCACATCGAAACTTTTGCTATCGCAATAAAAGAGAGCGAAGACTGGCCAGCGCCAGCGTTTCGCGGTGCTGTTTTGCGCGCGGCCATCAAGTGTGGATGGATAGAAAAGCCATCGTACGCGGTGGATGATGTCGCTACCATGTCGCCTAAATTTGTACGCGTCGTTGCTGACGCCATCGCTACGATGTATAGCGAAGCGATGGACATCTCCCCAAAATCTTGATCGCGGCAATGCGGTGTGCGCGCGATAAAGCGCCAGCGCCGTATGAGTTGCGCATGGCTTGGCAAGCGGAGCGCTGGTCTGCTTTGCCTGACGCCGGTGGCCTGCTAGACCAGCAAGCCGGTTTGATAAGCCGCATGGCCGCGGTGGCCAATGTATACAACGCGTTTGAGGCAATACAGAGCGGTAAAAGCATCGTGCAGATAGCCAACACACAGCCGCAAATTCTGAAGACTGTTAGAGCAATAGAACGCTTAGAAGGTGAGTTAGATGGCTGATGTCAAAGTACGCATAATCGCGCAAGACGAGGCTTCTCCTCCGCTTGACAAGATAGGCAAGGAAGCCGCCAAGACAAAAGCAGCGTTTGCTGGCTTGGAGAGCGGCTTGCTAAGCATGGCGGCCGCCTTTGGACTGTCCAATGTCATTGGCTTGGTGGCCAATAAATTCAAAAGTCTGATTACGGATTCCTTTCAGCTTGCGGCTGGATTAGAGCAAGCCAAGATTGCGTTTACAACAATGCTTGGTAGCGCAGAAAAGTCTGACGCAATGCTCAAAGAGCTAAAAGCTTTTGCAGACAAGACGCCATTTGAATTCTTAGAGCTACAAGACGCGGCTAAACGCATGATGGCGTATGGCTTTGCCGCCAAAGATGTCATTCCAACGCTGGAAGCGGTAGGTAACGCGGCTGGCGCGCTTGGCGGTGGTGGCCCAATGATACAGCGCATAACAACGGCGCTCGGCCAGATGAGCGCAAAGGGCAAGGTCGGCAATGACGATTTGCGACAGCTTGCAGAGACAGGCATACCGGCCCTAAAGCATCTTGCAGACGCGGCTGGCGTCACGACTGGCGCAATGAGCAAGATGATAGAGAAGGGAATTATACCGGCTGACCAAGCCGTAAAAGTGCTAATCGCTTCTATGCAACGCGATTTTGGCGGTTTGATGGCCAAGCAAGCAGAGACAGCCGCTGGCAAGCTGTCTACGATGAAAGACGCGGTAGCTGGCGCCAAAACAGAAATCGGCGCTGGCTTTATTCCTGTTGTCAAAGGATATTCGGATGTTGTAACAGCGGCCGCTAAAGCGACAGAAGGATGGGCGGCGCGCAACAATGCAAATTACGCAGAGCTTGACAAACTGCAAGCGATGGTCAAGATAGGCGCTATCTCTTTTGAAGACTACAAGCGCGTCACAAATGAACTTTTAGCGGCTTCGCAAAATGCCTTTGGGCCAATGTTGATGGTTGGTAACGCGATTACAGACCAAGCTGGCGCCGCCAAACTGATGGCCGATGCGCAAAAACATCTGAACGAACAATATGCGATTTCTCGCACGCGTCTTGAAGACTATAAAGGCGCGGTGGAAGTCATCGTACCAACGCTGACGCCGATGCAAAAGGCAATAAACGAGCAAACAGAAGCTTATGAACGGCAGGCCACCGCGCTCAGTTCTATCAAAGGCGTTTATGGCAACTACAACAAGACGCGCGGCGACTTGCTAAAAACTGAAGGCGAACAAAAGGACGCCATCGCCAAACTGACCAAAGACTTCAATGCACAATCAGCGGCTATACGCGCCGGTAGCGGCACCATCGTAGACAACAGTGATGCGATAGAGCGCGCTTTGATTTCGCAAGGAAGACTTGGCATCTCTGTAAACGATCTAAACGAAAGATTTGCCAACACGGATGGTATAGACCGATACAACGAAGGTACATCCGACATCAACGCTTCCATCGCAGAGCTGAACGCTGAACATGAGAAAGGCCTCGTGAGCGCAGAAGACTTTGCGAAGCAGTTAGACAATCTAAACGATAGACAAGGAGACTTGAAGCGCACTCTAGACAACGGTCAGATGTCGCAAGAAGCGTTTGGACTGTCTACGCGCGACAACACGCTAGACTCAAAAGATTTAGAGAAGAAGCTTGCAGAGTTGCGAGCTGAACATGGACAAGGCAAAACAGCCGCTGAGTTGTTGGCCATCGCACAAGGACAATACAACACTAAACTAAAAGAAGCGCAAACCGAGCTTCAGAAAACGAAAGATAAAGAAGCGGAGATGCGTACTTTTGTCGCAGACCAAATCAAAGCTGACCTGCTAGAGAAACAAATCGCGGCGCTGGCCATAGACGGTTTGCGAGCAGATGAGATAAAGGGCATACAAGACACCGCCATCGCCTTTGGTTTGGCTAAAGACGAGCGCATCAAAGGCTTGTTGATAGAAGGCGCGGCCGCCACCGCGTTTGCGAAGCTGGAAGAAGACCATGCTCTAGACTACATAAAAGACGGTGAGAAGAAGGCCATCGCACACGCGGCTTTTGTAGACAGCATCGGTAAAGACATTACGATGGGTTTGATTCCTAACTACGACAAAGCATTATCAGCGGCAAAGGCGGCCAACGGTGTTATTTCTGAAACAGCCAGCATATACAACGGTTTGAGCAGTAAAGAAATAACACTAACGATTATTACAAGACAAATCAAGTTTGGAGAAGGTAAAGACGCTGGAGATACAGACCCAAATGTCAAAGGGCCAAACGCTCTTCCACAAGGCCCATACGGCGCGCCAGTCGTACTTCCAAACGCTGTGCCGCAAGGCCCATACGGCGCGCCAGCGGGACACGCGGCCGGTGGCGTGTTCGGCATAAATTCTAGTCCGTTTATGGTAGGAGAGCGCGGCGCTGAAATCATTGACCCGTCGGGCGGTGGCCGCGTGTATAGCGCTACACAAACGAGCAACATGGGCAACAACGCTGGCGCGCAAAGCTTGCGCATAAACACACTGAATGTCTACGGAGTTCAGGACACCGGCGCCTTGTTCGCGGCGCTACAAAAGGAAGCGCGCGCGCGCGGTATGGTGTTGATAAAATAAGGTGGCCAAGCCAGCATTCAAATTCTATCTAGACACCGCGTCTGATGGAACATTTGCGACTGAGATTACCGCTTATGTGCTGTCGGCTGACTGGTCACTTGGGTTTGCTGAAGCGTTTGAGCTGATGGGCCGCGACAACACCGCGATATTGTCGTGCAACAACAGCGACAGACGCTTTAGTCCAGAGTATACGAGCGGCGCTTACTATGGATACCTTACCACCGGCCTCGCAGTCAAGATTACAAGCACATATCTGACGGTAACGCGTACTATGTATGTTGGATGGATTGCTTCTATTGCGCCGCGCTTCAACACTAAAGGAGACCGCACATCAGACATTGAGTGCAACGGATGGTTTGAGCGCGCGCTTCGCTACGAGAGCCGCATTCCATTGCAGTTTGAAACAACAGCAGACCAAGTCATAGCGACCATTCTTGACGAGTCAGACATACTGCCTCCAGGAGTGACCGGCCGGTGGATTTTAGGACGCGGCTTGTTGGGACAAGGAACAACATTAGGAGCCATCTCCGACTACTACACATACGACACTGGAGACGCGGAGATTGTGTATGCTGGCGATTGGGACATCGGCACAACTGTTCATGAAGCCGTGTTATCTATCGTAGACCGCGAAGCAGGCCGCTTCTTTCAGAAGCGCGATGGTACATTGCAGTTTTACCGGCGCCTTCACTTCCCTGCAGACACTCTCAGTCTAGCATCTTTTAGCGATGCAAACACGGAGATGGAATATATGTACGGCGCGGACATCAGCAACTATGTTGTTGTAGAGTACGCGCCGCGTAGCGTTGGCACGGCTGGAAGCACGCTTGCGACGCTGGCGTCAAGCGCTGCTATAGCACCGGCAAGCGACACAACGATAGAGTACGCTTTTACTTCTGCGATTGCCGATGTGACGGTAGGCGCCACCGCCATTGTTGTCCCTGTTCCAACTACGGACTATACGGCAAACACTATGGAAGATGGCACCGGTACAGATGTTACCTCTTATGTCACCGCGCTTGTTACAGAACAAACGGCCACCGCGGCCTCCGTAAAATACTCCAGCACATACAGCGCTACGGCATATCTGCAACCGACATCTAAATTGCGCGGTACGCCTCTTACCAAATACAACGCGCAACGCTATGTGGCACAAGACGACGACTCATTGTTGGCCTACGGACAAATAGCCTATATGGCCGGTGGCGTTCAAGACACATACGCTGGCGCCGCCTCTTTAGCAAGTTATCAGCTTGACTTGCGTAAAGACGCGGTAGGCCGCGTAAACGCTTATACTTTGGCCGGTTACGATACCAATCGCACAGTAGCCGCGCTTACGCGCACAATCGGCGACCGCATAACGATGCACGAGTCGCAAACACAAGCCAATGGAGACTGGTTTATCGTGTCAGAACAACACAGTCTAAATAGTGATTATCGCGTGACATGGAAGCTGGAGGATGCTGGTACAATCATTTATTGGGCGCTTGGTAACACCGGCGCATCTGAGATTGGGCAGACAACATGGCTTGGGCCGCTTTAGTATAGGAGAAAAACAAAATGCCGTGGACGACACCGACTGACAAGACGACTGGCGATTTAGTAACTGCTGCTAGTTGGAATACATTTTTAGGAACAAGCGGCGACATGAGCCGCACGAGCGCCGCGGTGGTTACAACGGCTGGCGATATGACATACGCCAGCGCGGCAAATCAGATGGCGCGTATAGCAGGCGGCGCGTCTACCTATGTGCTAACAAGCAACGGCGCAACAAGCGCACCAAGCTGGCAAGCGGCTGGCGGTGGTATCAGCATGGGCAAAGCAATTGCCATGGCACTGGTTTTTGGGTAACAAGTTTTACGGAGTAAAAGAAAATGGCAAATCCAAATATTGTAAATGTCGCAACTATCAACGGCAATATGCTATCAACGGCAGTTGGTACAGGCACACCCGATACCAGCATCGTTAGCAATGCGGCAAGTAGCGGCAAAATCTTCAAAATAAATTCGTTGTATGTGGCAAACATTGACGGCACTGCGAGCGTGGATGTAAGTGTCCGCATGTATTCGCAAGCCGCATTGGGCGGCACTGCAACTGCTATTGCAAGCACGGTAGCGGTAGCTGCGGATAGCACGCTAGTTGTAGTTACTAAAGATAGTGCAATCTACTTGTTAGAAAATCAGAGCATGGGCATTTTCGCAAGCGCAAGCGGCGATGCGGTGTTCACCTGCAGTTGGGACGAAATCAGCTAACATGTTTGGGCTGACGCAACTGCGGAAGTTAGATGGCGCAACACTGCATAAGCGACCGCCATATACTTTTTATCTCTCCGTTGAGTATGCAATAGTCGCTGGCGGTGGCGGTGGTGGTGGTAAGGACTACACTAGTCCTGGATGTGGCGGTGGTGGTGGTGGTGGTGTTCGTGATTTGACTGCCACGCTAGGAATTAAAGCGTATACAGTAACGATTGGAGGCGCTGGTACAACAGGCTCTGGCGCTATTGGTGGGGATGGGAACACAAGTTCACTTGTTACTATGGCTGGCACAATATCG